CCTTTCACGGGTGCACCAATGGCGGTATCCTTAATGCGTTCCAAATATGATAAAGCCTCGTTGTAAGTCATGGGAGCAAAGATAGAAAAAATATAGTGAAATGAGACGACTATTCAGTACCCCTTTCTACAGAATACTTTTTTATTTCAAGAGTCAAGCTCTCTACAATCTTATCAATTTTGCCAATAAGAGCTAAAACATCAGAATCTGTAATCACAATAGCCTTTCCTTTTACCGTGTATCCCATTCTATGAGTTATATCATTACGCATATTAATTTCATCCTCCAATATACCCAAATCTACATTAATATCGAATGCATTAAAAAATATATCTTTGACTTGCTTTATATTATGATAAACTATATTCTGTGTTTTTTCTATGAACCATTTTTCTTTTTTAAGACACTCTTCACTTTTGGCAATTTCAATATCTTCCTTGCAACGTTCAAAGCATCTTAAATGTGCTCTAATTACCTTATTATAACTATTATAATTACTACACACCTGTCTCATAAAGGTATTAAATAAGAATAACTCTAATGCACTAAAAGCACTTGAAAACTGTTGCTGATAAAATAAACTTCTCAATGAATCTGGAATACTCGATTCATCTATCAGTCTTTCAATTTTATTAATACAATCTTTATAAATAGAATAGGTGCGTTCTTGATCATCAAATATAAATTCAACATCTGCGTCGTTATCAAAAGTTAATCCACCACGAATGTAATAGTCGTTAAAAATAGAACCATAGTCTCCTTCAACTTCTAATATTCCAGAAGGGACCTCAATAATCTTAGCATTTTTCTTCTCATTCTCAGATGCATACATTACTATGCAATTTCCAGCAAAAAATGCTCCATTCTATGGGGCTTAAAACGAAGTGATAAAATAGATATGGAATAGAAATAACCGTATAAAGCTATGAGATAGTAAGTTATGAGATAGCAGCCTCGGACGGCCTCGCAAAACGAAATGATCTTTTGCTTTACTCTTGGTTTACACTCGAACGCCTAATTTTGGGCGATTCTTTGCTCTACGTTTACATTTGGCTTTACAGGGTTTGGCTTTTACCGACAAAGATATAAAACGCCGTCAGATCGCCTTAGAATAGGCTGATTTGGTCGGCGTTCTTTTGTGTTCTTTTTCGGAGTGTATTTGGGAAGTTTAACGTATAAAATACTTCCAAATAGTTGTTATTTGGTACTTTTGTGCAAAAGATATTTCCAAATGGCATGGAGAAACAAGAGATAAAAGTAGTGCATGTACACCTGATTTTCGAGAGGAAAGATTTCTATTTCGGAAGTCTGTCGGCTGTGTTCGATACGTTGGAGGAAGAACGGATCGGCATCAAGAAAAGCACGCTCCTGCACGCTGGCTTGACCGATGGAAGTATAAAGATGACACAAAAAGCCAGAATAGTAGTTTCCCATCTTATTAGAAGCAATCGTTAAACCGTTGTTATATTGCTGTTTAAAGGTCGTTATGATACTTGTTCCCGTAGTATCATGGCGGCCTTTCTTTTTATGCCTAAAAGTAAAAAGAGCTACAAAAAGACTTATATAAAAGGGCTACAAACGTAAATGTTAAAACACTTACAAAAGACTTACAAAAACACGTGTTTCAAGCGTTGTACAAATATACAAAAAGTCAAAAAAACGGCTATTTTGACAAAAATAACCGTTTAAGTAGGTAGAAAAAGCCACTATATAAACGTATTAATCAAGATAGTTTCATTATGTATGTTGCATATTTTCAGTATATTACACTTTGCACATTACTTTTTTATCTGTTTTTTTGCGTGCGTGTGCCTATGCGGGGCTATTCAAGCCCTACATGACCAACCACAACAGCGATACCGGTTATCTCATCAACAGGTATTTCGAACGGTGGGTATTCTTTATTATCTGAAATAGCGCGTAAGTGCTTTTTATCCTCTCCCGGCATAAGGCGTTTTACCAATATACCTTGCTCGCGTGTGGCTATTACGTGGCACTTATTCCATTGCAGGAATTGAGAGTTGCGAAGTATAGAACACGCAATAACATCCCCCGGATTAAAGTGCGGGTACATAGAAAGCCCGGAAACCTCAATCATAAAATCGACATGGCAATATTTGAATTTAGGAATAACATAATACTCCTTTACGTCGGATTCTTCAATAGAAAAATCTCCATTGCCGAATCCGGCTGCCGCTTTTTGTGTCACCAAAGGGATAGGATGCAATCCGCTTCGTGCAGCTTCGGCAAATGGTATAGCTTCCGGCTCGTTGGAAATATCATCTATTGGAATTGTGGGGGTCAAGTGTAATGGACTTGCGGATGCAGAAATTTCGTTTTTCAACATAGGTCCTTTGCCCGTTAGCAACCAGTCTGCTGATATATCACTACATTTTGTATATATTAATTCTGAATCAAACGTACTTCTGGCTACCCATGCGCTAATTGTTTGTGGGGAGACACCTAAGATATTGGCAAACTTTGCCTTATTTCCGTTTGTGTAATGGCTTAAAATAGCCTCAAGCATTTGTTTTTTGTCCATAACCTCAAAAAATAATCTACATTTTGCAGAAATAATCTACATTTTGTTTTGTATATATCTACAAACTGTATATATTTGCAGCATATTAACAATGATAACGGGCGGTAAATATAGTGAAAACGCTCGATATGGCATAATTAAAACGGTGAAATATGAAAGCAATTAAGGTATTTATCGACGAAAGGGAACAGTTTAAAATGCTGAACCTTATAGAGAAGTTCAACGGCCACGAAGATATTGTGGCAACAGGAACGGGGCAAACGGATTTTGTAGTGGCAGCCTGTGGCGAGTGTGCAATGGCTTACGTGAGGGCTGTTCTTGCGGGGAAGTTGGATGATTGTACGATTGAAACAATTAAATAAAGGAGGAAAGGAATATGAAAGTAAGTCGTAAGGCCGGAACTCGTAATAGCTGGCAGGAAATGGATATTGAAAGCCGTCAGGCCGTGTACTTAGCGGAAAGAATGGTTGAGGGTAAGCGAGGTGTAGTGATTGGTAAAGAGCGTGTCAGTGGTTGTGTATTAGAAATCCGTTATGGGCATAACATTTATAGTACCCAAATAGACATAGCAGACCGCCACGGATTAGTAGTAGTATTTTACTCTAACGGATATTTCTATGATAGTATTTCGAGGCAACGAGTAGAATTATTTTAAGCAGATAGACATTAGAACAGAATAATAACGGTATTCAAAAACGATAAAGTATGAAGCAGCAAATTATAGTCGACAGCGAAGCAAGAAAGAAACTTCAGGACGTATTCGGCGTTACGCGCGTTACGGTGTGGAAGGCTCTCAACTTTGAGAGCGATAACGAACTGGCTCGTAAAATCCGTTACACGGCTAAAAAGGAAATGGGCGGTGTGGAAATAAACGGTGCTCTTCCGGGGTTTGAAACAATCCACGATACGGCTAAAGGGATCACGACACAAACCTTTGGCTCTCGCGTGAAAATTATTCTATACTGGGACACAAATAGAACCGCCGTGTTGGTTGACGGTGAGGTTCGCCGGATAGAGGACGGACTGACGCTTTCTGAATTTATGAGCGTACAAGGTGAAGTCTATAAAATGGCCCAGTCTTTACAGAGATAAGGAGGGTTTTGTATGGAATACTACGGGAAAATATTATGTATTTCAAAAGAGGACCTGACAAGGGATGATCGTCCGATGGTTGGAGGTTATCAGATAGATGACATCAAGGCACCAATAATGAGTGTAAGCTGTTACGATCAATTGGTCTATAGAAAGAGAATTCGGGTTGTTCGCAAAGGCGTAGGTCGCGGTGTCACAGCCTTAGTTGCAGTTGAAAGTCTTCCGGAGAAATACCGAAAAAAAGTAGAAGAAAAATACGGTAATATGCGCTTGGAGATACTTAGACATTGGTTTTTGGTTCATTGGGTGGTTGATGATGCCGCCCGGACGTTCTACACCAGAAAAAGCATTACTCTCGGTGAAAACTTCGACTTGGAGAAACAGCAGGAATGTGTTTTGAACGCTTCCGCAATACAGGCCGTTCTTCGGCTGATGGATGACGTGAAAATGAAACGCGCTGTTATGCAGGGCGAACGGTTATGTTGGGAAGAAATGGCCGGTGCGATCAATTTCTACCAGGCTGAGTTTGGTCACACACTACCTCTTTCCGTGAACCGCTTTAAAAAGAAAGTTCTCGAATTTAAAGAAAAAGGTTACGAGGCCCTTATCAGCAAAAAGTTTGGCAATCAGAACACGCGCTTGGTGAACGTGAAGATTGAAAAACTGCTTGTCAGTATTGCAGCACGCCCCAATCGTCCGTGGAATACCAGCGTTTGCGATATGTATAACCAGTTTGTACGCGGTGAGTTGGAAATGTTCAATCCGGAAACTGGCGAAATCTATAATCCGGCTGACTTTACAGACAAGAAAGGCAACCCGATAGAGTTAAGTCCTTCGACAGTTCAATACTATTTGACACTTCCTAAAAATTTGGCATTGATAGATAAACAGCAAATGAGTTGGACAACCTTCATGCACGAACAACGGCCGCACGTTCACCGTGAATCCCCTGAATATAGCTTTAGCAAGGTTTCATTCGACGACCGCGACCTGCCACGCAAACTGAAAGACAGCAAACAACGCCCAAAAGCCTATTATGCTTATGATGTGGCGAGCCAGTGCGTAGTCGGATTTGCTTACAGCCGGAAAAAAGACGTGAATCTGGTAGTAGATATGTTCCGCAATATGTTCCGCCTGATAGACCGCCAGGGCTGGGGAGTTCCGGCGCAGGTAGAAGTCGAAAACCATTTGATGAGCCAGTGGAAAGAGGGGTTTTTGAAAGCAGGTGAAGTATTTAAGTTTGTCCGTTTTTGCGCTCCGCAAAACTCACAGGAGAAATACGCCGAGCCGTTAAACGGAGCTAAGAAACGGAGTCTTGAACATGAGCACCAGTTAGGAATTGGACGTTTCTACGCTAAAAGTAAGAAATATCGGACAGAGGCAAAGAAAGTGTTCGACGAACTGAATGACACCTATGTGGATAAGCAATATTATACCTGGGAGGAGTTGATCGAAGAAGATCAGGAAATAATTCGGCTATTTAATGAGTCACTCCATCCAAATCAAAAGAAATATCCCGGTATGAGCCGTTGGCAGGTACTTTGTGAGCATATGAACCCGAACTTGCAGCCATACGACAAGGCCTATATCGCCCGATTTATCGGTGAATGTGTACCGACTACTATTCGACGTAATAGTTACTGCCGGGTAAACTATACCGACTACTGGCTGAGCTCGCCTGAAGTTATTGGGAAGTTGGCCCCCAACAATTACAAGGTGGAGGCCTACTTTATACCGGAAGAGGACGGCAATATAAAAGACGTGTTCGTCTATCAGGACGGGAAACTGATCGACACGTTGGTGGACATGGGCCGGTTCAATACGGCCGAAGCGGAACAGACCGAGACAGACAAACGGATTTTGGGTAAGCAGATGAAATATATCCACGCTTTCGACGAAATGATCTCCCGCGACGGTATTACGCCTGTCGGCACCTTGAAATCGGAATCAGTCAAACAGATCGCTTCGGCACCGACTAAGGCAGTGGAGATACCAAAAACAGAGGAAATCGATTACCTGAATTATTTCAAGGGAAAAGATTATACCCGCATCGGACAGGATGCAGTTTAAACAGCATTATAAAACAATTTAAAAAGCATTATAACAATGGAAGTAACAAAAGAAATAAAAAGCCGAATATTGGCCGCCATCCGTGCCAACCGCGAGAATTATCCGAGTGATAACAAACACGCTGCCGCTCTGGGAATCTCTGCCAGCGTGTACAACGTATTGAAAAAAGGAATAACGGACAAGCAAGTAAGCGATACAAACTGGATTTGCCTTGCCCGTCGGTTGAACGTTTCATTGCAGAATGAAATCGAATGGAAAGCCGCCGAAACTCCGACTTTCCTGTTTATTACAGAACAACTTCGTACCTGTCAGGAAAGCGGCGTGTCCGCCCTGCTTTGCGACCTTGCCAATATCGGGAAAACATTCACGGCACGCGCCTATGTCAAGGCGCACCGCAATGCCATCTATGTGGATTGTTCACAGGTGAAGAACAAATCGAGACTGATCCGCTTTATCGCCAAAGAGTTCGGCGTAAACAATAACGGCCGGTATGCCGACGTGTACGATGATCTTTGTTTTTATCTCCGGACGTTGGAGCACCCTCTCATTATCCTGGATGAAGCCGGAGATTTGCAATATGAAGCTTTTCTTGAACTGAAAGCCTTGTGGAACGCGACCGAACGTAGCTGTGCCTGGTATATGATGGGTGCCGACGGACTTCGCGCTAAAATTGCCCGTTCTATCGAGAATGAAAAGATTGGTTATACAGAAATGTTCTCTCGCTATGGCGACAAATTCAGCAAGGTAACACCGGATGACGGCAAGGAACGTGAAGTATTCTTAAAGGCGCAGGCTGCTATGGTGGTCAAGGTTAACGCTCCGGATCGTAACGACATTATGCAGATCGTAAATCGTACTGGAGGAAGTCTTCGCCGGGTCTATACCGAGATAGAAAAGTTAAGAAAGGAGGTAGCGCAATGATGAAAAAACTATTCCAATTGGGTATGGAGCCGCAATATGCTGCCCACGTACTGCTACTTTGGAACGAGGGTGAATATCCGTGTGATATTCGAGTACGCCGGGCAAGAACGGAAGGATTGATTGTGATAGAGATAGAGAATTTAGAGTTGGCAAACAAAATAGTAAACGCTACCCGATGCCAGGTGGCCGTAAAGGAGGTAAAAGCATGAAACGAGCCTATTCCCCGACAGAGATACAACAGATGAACATTCCCAGTTTCCCCTTTGAGGGGGAATGGGAAGCCGCCTTCGGGCACCCTGACCGAACCGGGGTATGGATTATTTGGGGTGAAAGCGGTAACGGAAAAAGCAGTTTTGTCATGCAGTTGGCTAAATATCTGTGCAAGTGGTGTACGGTTGCTTACGATAGCCTGGAGGAAAGCACCGGCCTTTCATTCCAGAACACGCTGAACCGAGAACGAATGGAAGAGGTTAACCGTAAGTTTAAGGTATTAGACCGAGAACCGATGGACGAACTAAGCGAACGCCTTTTAAAACGCCGGAGTCCGGACGCAGTAATAATAGATAGTTTTCAATATACCGGATTGACTTATGCCTCCTATAAGACGCTCAAGGAAAAGCACCGGAACAAATTACTAATCTTTGTCAGTCACTGTGAGGGTGAAAAGCCGGAAGGACGTGCGGCTAAAAAAGTGGCTTACGACGCGGATATGAAAATATTTGTCCGGGGCTTCCGGGCCATAAGCAAGGGGAGATTTATCACCCAGCCGGGCAATTCTTATATAATATGGGAGGAAGGTGCTGCCCAGTATTCAATGAAATAATAACCTAAATAATAAAATCATGGACGAAATAATTGAAGAAATTTTGAACTACGCGATTAAAAAGACGGAAGGTTTTTCTTTCTGTGACCAGTCCTTCATCTTTACTGAACTGTCGGAAGGGCTTACCAGGCTTTCACACGACGCGCTGAATGCAGAATACGGACTTAAAGAGGAGGACTTCGAATGACACGTAACTATGCACGTTTTTACGTCCTTTTGAACCGGTTGCCCACGGCAGACCGGGAAGAATTGAAAGCCTCGCTGGTCAGCCAGTACACAGGAGGCCGCACGGAATCACTCCGGGAAATGACGACGAAAGAGTATGATGCCATGTGCGAAGCTATGCAGCAGATGGATAAAAGCTACAAGGCACGCGAAATCTATCGCGAAGAACTTCGCCGGAAACGCTCCACGGTACTGAAGCTGATGCAAAAGCAGGGTATCGACACAACCGATTGGAACCGGGTGGATGCCTACTGCCTGAATCCTCGAATTGCCGGTAAGAAGTTTATCCGCCTGACAACCGAGGAACTGGAAACGGTGGCTATCAAACTCCGGATCATCCAAAGGAAAGAGAACGAAAAGAATACAGATTATTCACAATTAAATTAACAACATCATGGAAGAGAAGAAACAGACAGTCGAAATGACGGTGGAAGAAAAGCAGGAGTACGAGGCGTTCAAAGCGGCCCAGGCCGAGAAAAAGGCCAAGGAACAGGCCAAGCGCGACCGGGAAGCGTACAAAGAATTGGTGGACGAAACCATCGAACAGACGATTCCGGAATTGCAATCGGTCAGTGGTCGTATCAAGGTCACAAAAGAATGGGTATTAGACGAGTTCCGTCGTGTGATCGATATGAAAGCCGAGGTGTTGAAGTTGAAAAAGGACGGCCAGCGTTCGGACACCTTCACAAACTCTGCCGGAGACAAACGCATCACCGTTGGCGTTTATACGACCGACGGGTATCGTGACACAGTAGAAGATGGTATCGCCATCGTAAAAGAATACATCGAAGGACTGGCCAGTGACGAAAAGACGAAAGCCCTCGTAAAAATGGTGCTCCGTCTGCTGGCCCGTGACGCAAAAGGAACCCTGAAGGCAAGTCGTGTGGTTCAGCTTCGCAAGATTGCCGAAGAGAGCGGATCGGAACGCTTCATGGAGGGCGTTCAGATCATTGAAGAGGCTTACCAGCCTGCCATCAGCAAACAGTTCATCCGTGCTGAGGTGAAAAACGAGAACGGTGCTTGGGTGTGTATTCCTTTAGGTATGACGGAGGCTTGAGTATGATTATCGCAGTAGATTTTGATGGAACAATTGCCCGTAGTGAGTTCCCCGTTATCAAGGGCGAAATGCCTTATGCAGGTGAAGTGCTTCGGAGGCTGCACACCTCCGGGCATTACATTATCCTTTGGACATGCCGGTGCGGAAAGCAATTGCTGGATGCAATAAACTGGCTGTTGGAACACCAAATACCTTTTGATCGTATCAATGATCATAACCCCGAAAATATGCGTTTGTACGGAGAAGGCGGTAACAAGGTGTATGCCCATTGTTATGTGGACGACAAAAACATTGGTGGCTTCCCTGGCTGGCCGGAAGTGGAGAGACTAATTAATGAAATGGAAATAGAATATCAAAACAGAACAGGAAAATGAACAACATCTTAGAACGATTCAGAAGAAAACAACAAAAGCGTCAACCGGAAGCACAGCGACCGACAGACGCGAAAGTTTCAGTTCCCAAACGGGAAAAGACAATCCCTCCGCACATCGTGGCTTGTAAAGTCTGCGAAGGCAAGGGAATGAAAGAGGGTGCGATTTGCCCGCAGTGTAAAGGCTCCGGCCGGGTAATCGTATCTTGCGAGGTAACAACGTATGTAGCGGCTTATGTGCCGGAAAACAATCAAAAATAATCAATCATGGAAGAAAAAGTTAAAGTTGTAATAGAACTGGATAAGAATACAGTTCAAGCAGCCGCCTATTTAGGTGGTACCCAACTCTCTGATGAGTTGTGGAAGCAGATGCTTTCCGAACCTATATCTTTCCCTATGGAAGTAATGGAGGAACAGAGAAAAGAAATGGAATTGGTAATATCAATGGTAGCTATTGGAATTGGCTTAAAAAGAATGGAGGAATCAAAATGAAACGAGTGCAAGGAACCAAAGGCGTAGCCCTATTTGAATGTATCAACGTCGATCAGAACAAGTGGAACGTTCGCTGGGACGTACAGGACAATCCCGTCGATAAGGACGGGAAAGTGAAAGGTATCAACTATATGGAAGAAACTTTTCTATTTAAGCCCGATCTGACAGACGTGAAGTCGGTCATGTCTATATGGTGCAGTGGTGAGGAGGCCGTGGGTAGTTTCGTGCTGGACGCAAAGAATATCACACTGGAGAGAAGCGGCATACTTCTGTTGCGTAGCCAAGCGGAACAGGCGGTGAAAGACGGTGCTGCCTCCATGCCCCTCATAACGGATGACGGCGTGGTGGAAGTTGCCCCGATCGAAGCGTTGTTTGTTGCCGGTAGAATACTGGCCAATTATGGAGATTGCCACAAAAACATCACGGACCAATTGGAAGCCATCGGCCAAGCAGAAACTATCGAAGCTCTGACCGCTATAAACTTCCAAGAAGGTTATCCGGTGCCCGTCTCCATGACGCTGGAGGAAGTTCGTGCCGCCATTGTATCCGAGAAGAAAACTCCGGAACAACAGGCCGTCCTCTTCGCCCGTATGACTATCAACAATACCGATCTTACAAATGCCGACGCGCTTACCGTGAAAGAACTGCATCCGGAGTGGAACGATTTCATCGGTAAACCGCTGAAGGCAAAGTTCCGCGTCCAATACGACGGCCATCTCTATCGAGTGCGTCAGGACATAGCAACCGTTCTGAAGAACCAACCTCCCGGCATTGATACCGCCTCCCTTTACGAAGAAATCAACGAGGACCACGCCGGGACTCAGGACGATCCGATACCGTACAACAATAACATGGAGCTGTTCTCCGGCAAGTATTATTCACAGAACGGTATAACTTACCATTGCACCCGTGATACCGGACAGGCCGTTTATCAGGATTTGTCGGCGTTGGTGGGGATTTATGTGGAAGAAGTAGAATGACACCGAAAGGTAATGGTTTAGTGGAACTCCACGACGGCAAACAGAAGGAACGTGGCTTTTGCTGCATGAAGCTGGTCGCGTTCCTGACCGCCGACAGAGTGAAGGATTGGGAAGAATGGCACCGGCGACATGAAGAAGCCAGCCGGGGTGAATGTAGGTATAAAGGGCAGTGCCCGATTTATGGACGAAGTAAAAATAAACTGTAAAATCAAACAATGAGCCAAAAGATTACACACGCATCCCTGTTTTCCGGATTTGGAGCTGCCGACCTTGCAGCAGATTGGATGGGATGGAATAATGCTTTCTGGTGTGAAATTGACAAATTTCCCAGGACAGTATTAAGCTATTGGTTCCCTAAGGCGGTTGGATATGAAAACATCAAAGAAACAGACTTCGCTATTTGGCGTGGAAAAATCGATGTACTTACCGGAGGGTTCCCCTGTCAGCCTTTCAGCTGCGCTGGAAAACGAAAAGGAGCGGAAGACGACCGTTACCTCTGGCCGGAAATGCTTCGAGCAATACGAGAAATACAGCCCTCTTGGGTTGTTGGTGAAAATGTTGCTGGAATCACCAGTATGGTACAACCAGGTTGTGAGGTTACGGTGGAAAGTCAAGCCTCTTTGTTTGAAAAGGCTGACAAGGAAACGCTACTTGAACAAGAATTTGTCATTGAAACCGTCTGTCGAGACCTTGAGCACGAAGGATATTCCGTCCAGCCGATTGTTATTCCGGCTTGTGCCGTCGGTGCCCCACATAGACGGGATCGCGTCTGGTTTATTGCCCACCGTACAAACTCAAGGATTGAAAATATGCAATTCGGAGGGAAAGACGGAACCAATAAATCTTCAGTTGCTTCCAACGCCAACAGCGTCAGAGGGAAAGCGGGGAGGGCAAGTTGTGGAGGGGAACAGAATTGTCAGGAAAACCGGCAATGTGTTCAGCGCAAAATTGTCAGACTTGGCAAAAAGCGGTTTGCTTCCTACCCCAGTCGCCAGCGATGCGACAACCGGAGCGATAATTGGACAGAACGATCTATTTGTTACGACAAGAAATGGGACACCACGGAAAATCAATCAGAACGGACAGAATGGAAGCATCGGGCTTGCAAGAATAGTCCAAATGTTACCGACCCCAACAGCATCAGACTACAAACCGGGATATGCTCCGGGGGCAATGGTGGGATCGGACGGGAAACCCCGGACAGATATGTTGCGCAACATACCCTCGATTTTAGGGGAACATTGCTCACAACGCCCTGGGAAAACTTCCCAACTCAATCCCCTGTTTGTCGAAGAGATGATGGGCTTCCCTTTAATGTGGTGCGTCTTGCCATTCCTTTCGGAAAATGGCGGGAAGGAGCCATTAAAGGATACGGAAACGCAATAGTACCACAGGTGATATATGAAATTTTTAAAGCTATTGATATGATTGATAAATAGATATAAAATGGTATAGTTTTTGTACGAATTAAGGTATGTGGTTTTTTCCCCACTTTGTATATAATATGAAAAAAGAGATTTTAGATTTAGGATTTATTGAATATCCAAGATATTCGATAAAAGGGTGGACCTGTTATAGAGTTCATAAGTTTATGTGGGTTTTTATTAATGATGATGAAACGATCATCAAAGCTGATCCAGAAGACCGCGTTTCTTTTTCAATTGAAGAAGTTAAAGATTTGTTGAACTGGATAAAATCTAAACCATAGATGTAAATGAAGAATAAAAGGTGGGATAAACGCAATTATCCCACCTTTTATTTTGCCAAAACGTCCCGTTTCTATACTTTTGTGTCTGAGATTAAAGTAATAGCCAGAGAATATGAAGCCTAAAGGATGTTCCTACGCAAAACGCGTCATCGAGGTGAATGCCATCTATGACGAATACGCCAAATCCGGACTATCGAACCGTGAGATTTGGCGGCGTTATATACATCCTATTTACGGCATTTCGGAAAACACCTTTTATAACTATATCAACGCCGCCGCCAATCCGAAGATACTGGCCCGGAAAGACGATTTGCAGCTTTCACTTTTCGGGTGATCAGAGTTTACGCATTCGGGTGTCAATATCAGGCGGCACCGGCCATTTGACTAATTTCTTCACTGCCGAATCATCATACAAAAGCGTTTGATAGACTTCCGTATCATCCAATATTTCTTCGTGGTCATGGCAAGGTATGGATGCCGACCGCTTGAAGGCTCCCCAATAATCGCCGGTGAAACCGTGTAGGCACCGGTTGATTTTATCCAATAAATCCAAATGGAACTCTTCGCCGTCGTAGCCTTCCGGCATGGCCGTCGTCAAGACGTGTAACCCGATAGTCAGGTCGGCATCCTGCAAACCTCCCTGCTGATGCCGCCAGGACATTTTTCCGAACTCGACGAAAACGGCGGGAAGGGGAAAGTGTTCTTCCTGCCCGATGAACTCCACCTGCCGGTTCCATAACCCGATATGTTTAATGGCGCAATCGGGTGTTTCTCCGGCTTCTACCATCTGCTTGATACGTTCTTCCGATGCGAATACGATATTGCCACCGTCGGCCAGCAAAAGGCGTGACAGGCGTTTCTTTAGTTCGCGGTATAAAATCTTTCTCATTTGTCTATGATTGGATGTTGTTTTAAATATTCCTCAAAATTCTGTTCGGTAATCTCGCGGATAATCCGGTCAGTCGTGCGGCCTGTGCCGATAAATCGTCGTTCGGGCATCCGGATAACCGAGCCGACTTTCTTTAGGGCCATAGCGCGGTAGAACTCTTCCTTGTCGGATAGTTGCCGGTTCCGCTTGTTGTTGCGCTTCTCGCCGTCTTTTTTATACTGGTACCGGTCTTGCGTCTCTTTCAGTTTATGCCAGAACCAGCCTTTCATCTTCTTGGTAACCCGAATCTCTCCACCCTCGTTATGAATACGGGCGTAGGGCTTGGAAGAGGAATAGACCAGTTCATCCCGTCGCTTTCGGCTACGGATGCTGCCGCGCAGTCCGCCGGTGCGTTGCATAAGCGAACCTACCCCGTCGTCGAATTTCCTTTCCGGCCATTCTTTTTCATCGAAAAAAGCTTTGCGCTCAAAGTTCCGGTCAAACTCTTCGTCAAATTCGACCTTTATATCCTCCAGTGACCTGTCAATGACTTCTTTCTTAAAATCTGCATCCATAAGATTGGGTTTTAAATTATTAGTCGTATATTTGCGGTGTAAACGTATGTATTGTGCGGGCAGACCTGGTCCTGAACCTAAGATGCCGCCAATATGTGCGTTTATTTTATTTTGTCGGTAATCGAGTACAAAAAGCAATCATGCACGATTTTGCCCTTTTCTCTCTCGAAATCCGTCTCCGCCACATTCAAATAAACCGTCTTCCCGTCTATCTCCGCCTTCAGGTAATAGAACCGTTTGATTTTATCCTTCCTTTCATGGCTGAGCGAATCGGACGTTTTTACATAGGCCGCTTTTTCCAGCACCTTATCCAGCATGGAAAGATGCTCTTTCTTTAGAACCGACGACCGCCCGAACGTGTCGCTATACAGGTGTTCGTTCCCGTTCTTCCGGAACCCGACGCTTTTCTTATTCCCGTCCATCTCCAGCGTGACCTTTTTCTTCAGTAGCGGCTGCATTTCCCGAAGGTAATGTTTGCGCTCGATGGCCGCCTGTGATTTGGCGATGTCACCGGCGCACTCCCGGATAATCGGACACGCCGCACAAAGTTCGTTGCTTGGTATCTTCGCCAGTTTCAGCCCGTTCTTTTTACAGGTGGCACACTTTTTTACCGTGTACGAGTTGTAAGCCGGATAAGCCGCCCGTTGTTTTCCGGGGTTGAAGCGGAACATCTCGGCGTATTTGCCCTCTGTCGCCTTGTCACCGGCTTTCATGGCTTCCTTGCCGTCGGTAGCCGGGTATTTGGCGGCACGTACCTTTTGAACGGTGCAACGGCAGTTAAAACCGTTCGGAGGATAATACTTGTCCCAAAACGGATCGGAAGCCGGAAGCGTGATACCTTCCAGTTCCTGATGAGCCTTACGCACTTTTTTATCCCCGGCGGTACGGTATTGCAGCAGGTAACGGCCCTCTCCGTCGTCCTGCTGGTCCTCCCAGCGTGCGGCCATCTGCGCGCTTTGAACGGTAAAGTTATATTCCGTTTTCAGGTAATGCCTGTTATAAGCGTCGTTTATCTTTTGAACGTCATTTGAAAACTGTTCAAACGGCTTTAGACCACCCTTTTCGTCCAGCAACAGGCCCGCCGCTTCCTTCATTTCGTGGAACGTCTTGAAGCCGGAGAATACCCCGGCACTTTCCCGGAGGCTGGATACCATCGCCTCCGACGGCTGTTCCTCCACAATGCCCCGTTCGATACCTTTCGAGAGGTAGACGGCCGTCTCTTCGATCAACCGGCGTACCGGCTTCTCGCCAAGCATACCTGCCCCGAAAATGCGTTTGCCATGCAGCCACTTCATCGCCTTTTCGAATGCGGATTCAATGCCGGAGGCGTCCGGATAATCTTCGGCGGCCAACTGTATGGAATCTGTATTGTACAGCCGGGCGATACGACCATGCAGCCCCGCATAATCGGCGGGGCCTAATCGAAAAAAGGGCGTGCCAAAGCTGCCTGTTCCGGCTGTTTCTTCACCCCGGTAATGGGTATGCCGTATTTGTCGATAAGATATTTGGGATCGACTTCGAACCGGTCAAGGATCATCTTCTCATATTCCAACTGCTGCTCCGGCGTGTAGTCGATGGAGTTATCCCACTCAAAATGCAGTCCCTTTACCGGAAAGCCGTGCTTCACCATGCGCGGAAGCAGTTGGTCGTTCACGATGTCCTTCACCAAATCCGCATCCTTTTCCACCACGTTCTCGAATACCTCCAGATGGACTTCTGACTGGGAAAGGCTGCTGCCGTTGTCAATAGTCATCGTTTGGTTCAGGATACCTTTCGATAATTCCGAGTTGGCGCGGTCGATGCGTTTATCGTACACATTGAAGGCATCGCCCCGCGTGGTTTCCTTGATGTCGATGTCGGTTCCGTCCGGAAACAGCCCCCAGGCCGCCGCTCCCATTGAGGAAAGCATGTTTTCTATCTGGCTCCGGTCTTTCGGGTCGCGTGCCGTTGTCTTGGCGATACGGATAGGCATACCGAAAATTTCCCCGAACTGGTCCCAATAGGCCAGCATGTTCTTTTTGGGGATGGTCTGCGTGGCGGCTTTCAGGTATAAGCCCAAATCTTTCGGTTTCCCCGCCTCAATCACCCAGTCCGCCATCGGTCCTTTGCGGTAAGGAATGCCGGTTTGCCATTCGTCACCCTGTTCCCGGATAATCACGCCGTACTCCTGGATTACGTGCTTGCGGTTGACCACTTCGATACCGGTATAACGCATTTCTCCATCAACGGTGATTATATCCCCCAATTGTATCAAGGAATGCCCCCAGTAACGGGAATCCAGTATATAGCCGATCATGTCCTTAAACCAGGCGGCTTCCAATAATTGCGTGGCCACATCGTCCTGCTTGCCTTTGGCATCCACCAGTTTGAAACTTTTCTTCTCGACAAATCCCTTACGCTGGTCCACGCAACCGCCAAGGTGCAGGTCCACCTCCACGTCCCGGTAGATGTCGTACAGCCTTCCACGGCACGGGTTTTCGATGTCGATGGCGGTTTGCCACGCCTGACGCCAGGAGCGCATATCCTTTTGCGTGAGCGCATCCGCCTGCAGTTTCAGTTCAACGGTCATTGACTGGATACGTTTGCGGTCACGGGCGGATGCCAGGTTGAAATTACCGATCCGCATATCGGTGTTGTTCCTATTTCTTTTTGCCATAGCTTACCATATATAAGTATTCTTTTTCTCCGAACCCCACTTCATGGGGTTATTCACATCCTCCTCGCCGTCTTCCCCGGTTACGGTCGGAAGGTCGGGCGTTATCTTTCCGGCCTGCACGCCTTCCAGCCATTTCAATGCCAGTTCGTAGCGTTCTTTCCGGATCTCGTGCCCCATCCGGTTAGGCAGCCAGGAGGAAAGGTGGTAGAGTGCCACGTCGCAAGTACGCATCACCACCACATCGTTGCGTTCACCACCGGTGGCGGCGAATATCTTCTTCACGTCATACCGGCTGCGCAGGTAGCCGGAGACCTCTTCGACCGCCATCCGCTCCGCCGTATTCCTTTTGTCCTCCGAACTTTGCTGCAATACGCCGAGCGCGGTACTGCTGGCCACTATATAATCGTCTTCTGTCAGGAACATAGGCTATGCGGTTATAAGGATTGCCCGCTTTTCCAAGTCCTGGATGGTCGTACCTTTTCGGAACTTGCGTTGTGCGATCATCTTTTTCAGTTCCTGTTTGGAATACACCTTCGGCACACCGGCCACCTGAAGGACCAGGTATTTCCGTTTGCTTACTTTGGATAACTCTTCCGCCAACTTAATGGCACGCCTGATCCGATAGTTCAGGATAATGTCTTTAATAAACTGTTTCATGTCTTACCAACTATTTTTAGGAGACCGGCGTATGCCGATGCTCGGTTTAAACTTCTGTACTCTTGAATGCTTCTGCAAAACATAGATCGCCCCTTCGTCCGCGTCGGGACCGTCATCGTGCGTGCTGCTGCCTTTTTCGATGGAAAGCGTCTGTTCGATACCGGTCAGCATATCGGGATCGTTCTGCAAGTCCTCGTTGTAAAAGACAAAGCCGCGTTCCCATAGCGGGGATATACCCTCGATACGCTGGAACTTGTCCGGCTTCTTCCGCTTGTCGGCCTGTATGGGCAATTGGTATCCGCGCAGGTTGCCTTCCGCCTCGAAATCATCCAGCAGGGTGTCCTGCAGGAAATTCGCCTCGATCATGTATTTGCAGATCACCCCTTCCGGCAGCCGTTCGTGAAAGTCGTAGAACCAGCGTACCATCTCGGCTACGGAGCATTGCCGAACAAAGGCAAACAGCAGATGCAGTTCCGTTCCGACCTTTCCCCAAACCTTGATGGCCTTGTAGTCGTTCTTGGTCGATCCTTTGAACGAGGGGTCGCAGTAGGCGACAATTTCATCGTACTTATCGAGCGGCAGTATTTTTTTGAACCTGATCCAGTCCTTACGGAATACGGTACCTTCTTTAATGGGGTTGTTCATATATTCCTTTTCAAAAGCCCTGTATCCCATGAACTCGCGTTTTTCGTCTATACGCTCCGCCGTCCAATATTCCGGCCAGGCTGATCTGCCGTGTTTGTCTATGACATTCACCTGGCTGACCTCCACGCCTTTTGATGCGGCAATGTTCGCCAGTACGCTGCACTTGCTGATCAGGTTGCCGACCATGATAAACCGCCCGCCTTCGGCACCGAACGCCCCGAAAAGGGCTTCTTTCACCCATTCGGTTATTTTGCGCACCCGGCTGTCATTCTCGCACAGTTCGTCATCGTCCAAGTCGTCGATAACGATATAGTCCGGTCGCCGGTTCCGGTAACGGAGGCCACGCGGCGACTGGCCACGACCACGGGCGAAGAAGGCCACGCCGTCGGAGGTGACAAACTCGCCGTCCTGCCAATTACCGGCATTGTATTTGGTTCCGAAGTCGTGCGTGTAGCGTTTGTTGTATTGCAGTTCGGCTTGTATGTCACCGAGCAGGGTGCAGGCGGAATCTTCCGACTTACCCACCAATACCATGACATTTATCTCACGCTGCTTCTGCGCCATGAGCCACATCGGTATCATTACGTCCATGTGGGTGGATTTGGCCTGCCCGCGTGCCCATTTGAACACGGCTTTCAGTGTCCGGCGTTTCAAGATCTTCTTTGCCGCCTCGATATGGTGCTTCGCTGACGGGATGACCTTGCCCGTCTCGCTGTCCGTACAATAATGCGGAAAATAATACTCCACAAAGTAGGCGTAGTCTTTCCGCGCCCGGTCGATACGCTTCAATTGCTCGGCTTTCGTCTCGGCAGCGTTGACGGTGGAGAAGTTCTGGATCGTCTCGCAAAGCTGTTTCCACCTCTTTAATGCTTCTTTCTGGTTCAGTTGTATCGCCATATACATTTATATTATAGGACCGGACTTTCGGCAGAAACCTGTTCCGCGATGAACGTGTCCTGGTACCGGTTGGTCATTTTAAGGAAATCGACCGTCAGTTCCTTGTCTATCTGGGTGCGTGATACCAGCCAGTTGTTATACAAAGTCAATACTTCGATGATGGTTGTCGCGTTGGTCCGTTTGTCTATCTTCTCGATGCTGGCCGCCAGTTTCGCCATTTCGTCCGCAGTCATTTCCCCGCTTTCCAGCCGTTCGTCGGCTTTCCGCATGATTTTTGCGACCAGTTCCTTCCGGGTGATGGATTTGGCAGTGCGCAGCGCGTCCCACCCTCCTTCGCTCACCCACTTGTTTACGGTGACGCGCGAGACACCGACCTTTTCGGCCACCAGCTTTTGCGTGTCCCCGTTCAGGTAATAAAGCCTTGCGAGCTCCTTTGTCTTTTCCAGTTCCTTTTTTGATAATGCCATGATAAATGGTTTGTTTTTCGGCAAAAATGTAAAGAAAGCCGTCCGGTAGCAACAAACGGCACAACGGTTGGGGACAAGCCTTTAATGCTTGGGGAAAAGTCCCCAAAAGTTGGGGAGATTTTTTTGGACCCCATTAATGGAGTGTAAGTTTGCGACATATCAACGATAAAAAGGAATGGCAAAACGAATTGTAATCAGCGATGAATCGGTCAACTGCTACGGCACCTGGATCAGTACGGCGGGCATGGACATCTCCCAATACGAGAAGAACCCCGTGCTGCTTTGGATGCACTGGCGCGGCGTGATCATCGGCTGCATCAAGGACGTAAAGAAGGAGGACGGTCGTGTGACCGGAGAGCCTTGGTTTGATGAAGTGCGCGAAGAGAGCAAACAGGCGAAAGCGCAATGGGAAAAGGGCACGCTGCGTATGGCTTCTGCCAATGTGGACGTACTCGAATACAGCGACGCCCAGGAACTTGTCAAGCCGGGCCAGTACCGCGCAACCGTCACCCGCAGTAAGCTGACCGAGGTCAGCATGGTGGACATCGGTGGCAATGACAACGCGTTACCGCTCATATTGAACGCCGAGGGGAAAGAATTGAAACTGGCGGCCGGCGAGGAATCGGAAAGCCTCCCGCTGCTTATTAATAACACTCAAAAACCAGACGAAAAGATGGATTTTAAAGCGATCGCCCTCAAACTGGGCTTGCCGGAAACGGCAACGGAAACAGAAATCCTATCCACGATCGAAGTGCTTTTGGGCTACAAGACAGCCAACGAGCAATTGAGACAGGAAAAGGAGCAAATGCAATTGGCCGGTATCACGGCTGCCGTGGAAAGCGCCATTACCGAGCGTCGTATCACGGCGGAGAAAAAGGATCATTTTATCGCACTCGGCAAGCAGGTAGGGCTGGAAAGCCTGAAGCTGACGTTCGAGGCCATGAACCCGGCGCAGAAGCCGACGGACATCATCCGCCCGGCAGGTGGTGGTACCGCTTCGGAATACAAGAAGCTGTCGGACGTACCGGCCGATAAGATGATGGAACTTAGAAACAACGACAAATCCACCTACATGAAGCTGTACAAGGCCGAATATGGTGTGGACTGTCCCAATTATTAATCAACAAAAACGAAAGAACGGATGAAGACAAAATTCGGATTAAAAGCGATTACCGCCCTGCTGTTTAACGCACTGATGGGCGTAATGATGGCCGCCCTTGTGGGCGTACCGGCCACGGCCGGAGCCGCTACCGCCGTCGGCGTATCATTGGCGGCCGGTCCCTTCATGCCTTCCGGCGCACTTTGCGAAGGAGTGTTGACGGAGGTGTGGACCGGGGAATTGATTAAAACACTTCGCGCCGGGGATGTAGCGACCTTCCTTGACGGTCTGCCTGATTATTCACAGTATGCCGAGAACGACGTGATTCACATGATCGATGTCGGAGGCGATCCGGAAGTATTGGTCAATAATACGACCTATCCACTCGAAGTACAGGAAATCACCGATAATGACGCGGTGTTCTCGCTTGACAAGTTCCAGACCAAGCCGACCCCGGTGACGGATGACGAACTGTATGCGTCCTCTTACGACAAGATGGCCAGCCTGAAGGAACGCCATGCGGATGCCATCAAGGAGAAGAAATACGCCAAGGCGATCCATGCACTGGCACCGGACAAGGATGCGGCCAAGACACCGGTGTTGAAAACAACCGGTGAACTCGTGGACGGGGAAAGCGGACGCCGCCGCCTGCAGGTGAAGGACATTATCACCCTGAAGGACAAATTCGACAAACTGAAAATCCCCGTACAGGGACGCCGCCTGGTGTTGTGTTCGGATCATGTGAACGACCTGCTGATGACCGACCAGAAGTTCAAGGACCAGTATTACAACTATACGACCGGCAAGATTGCCAACCTGTATGGGTTTGAGGTGTACGAGTATTCGGACAATCCGGTTTACGCGGCGGCCGGTACGAAGGTTGCTTTCGGTACTGCGGCTAAAGCGAATGAATACCAGGCATCCGTCGCCTTCCACACCAAACGAGTGTTCAAGGCATCGGGCAGTACGAAGATGTACTACAGCGAAGCGAAAACCGACCCGTTGAACCAGCGAAACCTCGTAAACTTCCGTCACTACTTCATCGTACTGCCGAAGAAGAAAGACGCGATGGCTGCCGTCATGTCGGACTATGTGGCACCGAAAGCCGGTTAAGGAGGTAGCACATGGCACCCAGAGGAATCAGGAATAACAATCCCGGTAACATCCGTAATTCGGATGCTACCGACTGGAAAGGTGAAATCGCCGCCGGCACAAAGAAAGACGACGCTTTTGAGGAGTTCAAGGATATGGCGCACGGTTACCGCGCTTTAATCAGGTTGCTGCAGAACTACCGCCGGAAACACGGCCTGCAAACAGTTGCAGACTTCATCAACCGTTGGGCACCACGGACGGAGAACAACACATCCGGTTACATCACCCGCGTATGCCGGGAGATGCAGGTACCGACGACGTATGTCCCGGACGTGGACGACAAAGGAACGATGTGCGCCCTTGCCGCCGCCATCAGCGAGGTGGAGAACGGCATTCCGGCGGTCATGCCGGATGTGGAAGCCGGTTGGGAATTGTTGAACAAAGAATAAAACGCTTGTAAAATCAGGATGGGACCTTTAGAGATCATTTCATTGGTGGCCGCAATTATAACCGCACCGTTAAGCTCGTGGCTTACGGCTAAACTTCTGCGCAAGAAGTACGACGCTGAGGTCGACAGCCTTCGTGCGCAGGTAGAAGCCTCCAAGGTGGACACGCGCGGCGACGAATTGGCGAATGTCAAAGAAGCGATGTCCATCCTGATGGAGCAGGTCGTCGAACCATTAAAGAAAGAAATCAATGCGATACGGAAGGAACTGGCACGGCTTCGCCGGGCTGTTGAAAAGGCGAACCGCTGCCCTTTTGCTGATCATACTAACGCTTGCCCTGTGCTGGGCGAGTTGCGCCGGGCCGAAGATGTCGAAGGGCACGCTCGCGAACCTACCGGTGCCTGAGCCGGTCGTGAGGGACAGGCTGGTACCCGTCTATCTTTCCCCGGACTCCGCGCTGATGTCCGCCCTGTTCGAGTGTGACAGCACAGGCCGGGTTCTTATGCGACAGGTGGAGGAATTGAAAGGCAGGACAATGGAAACCGACCTGTCCTTCAAAGACGGGAAGCTGGACTACAAGGCGAAAGCCGCACCCGATACAATCTATGTGCCCGGAAAGGATTCAATCATCTATGTGCCGCAAGAAGTAAAGGTCGAGGTGGAAGTGAACCGCCTTACCTGGTGGCAGGAGACATGGATACGGACCGGGAAACTATCGCTTTCACTCTTGGCTCTTTTGCTCGGTTTGAAAGGTGTTCGAAAACTATTAAAACGCAATTAATATGAGTTTACCAAATGTAAATATAACGCTGGGTAACGGCAATATCGGTACCGTCACCCTGTCGGACGACGGTATCTCCGGGCTGATCCTTTCAGGAAAGGCGGTCGATACCAAGCTGGCACTTGACAAAGTGTATATCCTTGCCGGCACCTCCGATTTGAAGAAATACGGCATCACAAAGGAGAACAACCCGTTGCTTTATAAAGACATCATGGCCTTTTATACCGCCGCCGGAGACGGTGCGGAACTGCACCTGCTGGTTGTGGACGAGGACAAGACGCTGACTGAAATCTGTGCGATGGATGATGGCGCACCACTCCGAAAACTGATTGATTCCGCCGCCGGACGTATCCGCCTGGTCGGTATCAATGTCAATCCGGGAGCGGACTATGAGCCGGAGATTACAAAGTGTATCGATCCGGACGTGGTAACGGCGGTAACGGCCGCCCAGCAGGTGGCAAGCAATTATCTGGAAAAAATCGCCCCCTTCGTGGTGTTGCTTCCGGCTTTGGCCTGGAGCGGTGAAACGACCGGTTTGTACCAGCCGCGTGAGGGCAGCCAGGACAGCGTATCGGTGGTGCTGGCTTCTGACGGAAAAGTTGGCAACGGCAAGTTCTATTCGGCCGCCATCGGCCAGGTGCTTGGAAGGCTGGCCACGTGTGCGGTGAACATTTCCATCGCCCGTGTCCGTGACGGAAGCATCGCTGCAGAAGGATGGCTGACGGACGGCAAGAAACCGGAGGATGACTACAGCCTTTGGAACACCCTGCATGATGCCGGGTATATCTTCTACCGCACGTTTATCGGCAAGAACGGCTATTACCTGAACGACGATCCGACCGCCGTGGCAACGACGGACGACTACCACCGTCTGAGCCTTACGCGCGTTATCCAAAAAGCGTTGGTGATCTGTTACAAGACATACATCGACGAAATCATGGACAGTATTTCCGTTGATCCGGAAACCGGCCAGATACCGACTCCGATGTGCAAGTATTACGAACAGATGCTTGTCCGTAACATCAACGTGAACATGGAAGGGGAAATCTCCGGCTTTACCGCATACGTGGACCCGAAGCAGGATTTGATCTCGACAAATAAACTGAATATACAGGCGAAAGTCGTACCGACCGCCCTTCTGAAGGAAATCAATGTGGACTTATCATTTAACAACCCCTATAACAAAAGTAAATAATGGCAACATTCAATTCAAAGGAATACGCTTGGGTCGATGTCAATGTCGTGTTGCTTGGCAAACCGGTTGTCGGGCTTCGCGGGATTGAATACAAGTCCAAGCGTCAGAAAGAAGCCTTGTACGCTACCGGTAAAAAAGCGCGTGGCATACAGATGGGCCGGAAAGAATACGAGGGTACGGTTACCGTCCTCCAGTCCGAACTGATCGCCATGCAAGCGGCCGCCAAAGCCAAGGGATATGACGACGTTACCGATTTGGAATTTGACATCATTGTCTCTTACGTGTCGGAAAGCGGCGTGGTGCAGACCGACAAAGTGGTGAACGCCTCCATAACGGAAGCCCCGAACAACATGAAAGAAGGCGACCTGTACAGTGAACACGCCCTTCCTTTCATCGCGTGTGACGTGGAATATAATGTAGTGTAACCCTCATAATAAAGTATAATCATGGAAGAAACAAGGACAATCACCCCCGAACAGATAGATAGTTGGAAAAAGAAGCACGGCGACGTATTCTGTGTGACGGTAGGCGACAAAGTGGCCTACCTGAAACGCCCGGACAGAAAAACGCTTGGCGCGGCAGCCGTTGTCGGCAAGAATGACCCGATGAAGTATAACGAGATCATGCTGCGCAACTGCTGGCTGGCCGGTGACGAAGAGATCAAGACGGACGACGCGCTGTTCCTCGGCGTCTCGGCCAAATTGGGCGAACTGATCGACATCAAGGAGGCAGAGCTAAAAAAGCTATAAGCGGCACGGCCGTCGCGGAGAAACCCGGCTGGCTGTTCCTCTCGGACGCGCTGATCCGCCACTGGCTGCACATCGACCCGTCAACGCTCGGCGATGAGGAATGGGCCTTGCAGGTCAGGATGTCCGAATGGGTAAAACATGACTTTATTAACAGTATAAGCAAATTATGGCAAACAAGATAGAATACATCTTCTCCTTACGTGACCAGATCAGCGCAAAGCTGGGAAGCATTACGGCGACCTCGGATAAAACCGTGGCCGCCCTTTCCGGCGTGCAGGAAAAGGTCCGGACGGTGGACAGCGTTTGCCGTGACACGGGCCATACGATCGGCTCGCTGAAGATGAAGGTCGATGCCTTGCAAGCCGAAAAGGAATGGATACCCGCCGACAATCTCCCGGCCATCAAGGAATACAACCGCGAGATTGCCCGGCTCACTGATGAGATAGAGGAACTGGAGACGGCCGCCGGTGGCGGCAAGTTCAAGAAATGGGCGGATGAAGCCTTTGACGCGATACCCGGAGCCAATTTGTTGAAGAACCCCCTTGTCACGGGAATGACCGCCATTGGCCTGGCCGGTAGTGCGGGCATGAGCTTCGATGAGAACATGGCGCAGGTGAACATCACCGCCCAGTTGGACGAAACGGGGCTGGAGGATTTGAAGAAGCGATTGAAGCGGATCGCCGCCGACAACAAGACGGACGTGCAGGTC